TTACTTTAACAGAGTAATAATCATGAATAAAGGAAAACTAAAAGTTCTTCTCATGGCACTTAAAGAGGTCGTTGATGAATTAGAATCTGAAGTTTATTCAGATACTAATGCATACGTTTCTAACACCCCACCTAAAGATACTTACGCAAGTTATGATGAAGTTTTAGGTGACGATGATGGTTACCCAGACTGATGATTACTCCTAAGATCAATATGGATGAAAACAAGTGGTTAATCAAAAACATCAAAGAGGCACTCAAACAACCTTTCAATTATAATATTGAGGAAATGGAGTATCTCAAAGAACAACTGCGAGAAGCAGAAGAACGAGAAAAAAACTTAACTAGAGGTAAAGGATTCGGATGAGTAATGTTAAACTAATCTCTGTTTCTAAAGGAGCAGGTGAACTTGAAGGTAAAGATGCTCAAGAAGTCATTACCTACTGTGCTCGTGTAAGTAACCCAAACAATCAAACTAAGTTTGATACTTCTGCAGGTCTTTTGAAGTATTGTATTAATCACAAACACTGGAGTATCTTTGAACAGGCAGATATGACTGTGGAAATCAATACTACTCGTGGTCTTGCTGCTCAAGTGCTACGTCATCGTTCATTTACATATCAAGAGTTTTCACAAAGATATGCTGATACGAATAACTTGGGAGAAATTAAATCTCCACAACTTCGTAGACAGGATACCAAGAATCGTCAGAACTCTACTGATGATCTTGATGAATTTACAAAACAGAAACTAGAAGTACAAATGAAAACTTTGTTTTCTTCTGCTGAGGCACTATATGCACAGATGCTTGAACTTGGTGTCGCAAAAGAATCTGCCCGTTTTGTATTACCATTGGCAACTCCTACCAGACTCTATATGAAAGGTTCTGTGAGATCGTGGATTCATTATATTGATCTTCGTTCTGCACATGGAACTCAGAAAGAGCACATGGAGATTGCTGAAGAAGTTAGAGTAATATTCAAGGAACAATTCCCTGATATTGCAACCGCTCTTGAGTGGTGATAAATATTTTTACCTAAGGAAAAGTATGGCAACGTATCCTGTTATTCATAAAGAAACTGGAGAACAAAAAGAAGTCGTAATGAGCGTCACTAAGTGGTCACAGTGGTGTGAAGACAACCCAGACTGGAAACGCGACTGGTCTGATCCCTCAACTTGTCCTCAACCTGGAGAAGTTGGAGATTGGCAAAACAAACTGATCCGTTCTAAACCAGGATGGAATGAAGTTCTAGAAAGAGCATCAAAATCACCAGGATCTAAAGTAAAGAAAATTTCTTAAACACATGCCCAGAAAAAAAGATTCTCCAATTGGAGTAGGAATGACGGCTAAACAGATGAAGCGTAAGAAACCAATTAATTCTGATTTCTTACTTGATGTGAAACCTCTTACAGAAAATCAAGAAAAACTCTTTGATGATTATAAAAAAGGTAAAAATATCTTTGCATATGGTGCAGCAGGTACAGGAAAAACCTTTATTGTCCTGTATAATGCACTGAAAGAAGTTTTAAATGAAAGAACACCCTATGAAAAAATTTATATTGTTCGTTCTTTAGTTTCTACTCGTGAAATTGGTTTTCTACCAGGAGATCATGAAGATAAATCTGCTCTTTATCAGATTCCTTATAAGAATATGGTAAAGTATATGTTTGAAATGCCATCAGACGCAGATTTTGAAATGTTATATGGTAATCTTAAAGCACAGGCAACTATTTCATTCTGGTCTACTAGTTTTATCCGTGGTACAACATTTGATAATGCAATTTTGATTATTGATGAATGCCAAAACTTGAATTTTCACGAACTTGATAGTATAATCACTCGTGTTGGTGAAAACACCAAAATTATGTTATGTGGTGACGCATCACAATCTGACTTGACTAAAACTTACGAAAGAAACGGTATTCTTGACTTTATTAAAATCATCCGTAATATGGAAGATGAGTTTGGAATTACTGAATTTGGAGTAAACGATATTGTCAGGTCTGGTTTAGTCAAAAAATACATCGCTACTAAACTTGCCCTAAATATTTAAATACTCAATGTTTAATCATGTCAATTTGAATCTTCCTAAACTCAGTCGTAAGACTGTTGATGGAGTCAGATATTATCAAGTAGAAGATGGTGGTGAGATGCTAGATTTAGTGTCCATAACCTCTGTTACTAGTCATAAGAATAGAGCAAAGTTTGCAAAGTGGAGAAAAAAGGTTGGTAATGCAGAAGCTGACCGTATCACGAAAGCGGCTACAAGTCGTGGTACTGATATGCATACTCTTACAGAGTATTATTTAAAAAATGAGCAAGCACCTACAGATGTATTGCCTATCTCCAAAATGCTATTCAATATAGCAAAACCTTTTCTGGATAGTATTAGTAATATCCATGCATTAGAGTCATCAATGTACAGCAAAGAACTTGGTATTGCTGGAACTGTTGATTGTATAGCAGAATATGATGGTGAACTTGCTATCATTGATTTCAAAACTTCCAAATCACCTAAGCCGCGAGAGTGGATTGACCACTATTTCGTACAGTGTTGTGCATACGCATGTATGTTGTATGAACTCACTGGAGTTACTGTAAAAAAGTTTGTTATTATCATGGCATGTGAAGATGGTGACTGCGAAGTTTATATCGAACGTGACAAATCAAAGTATATAAAAGAATTAGTCCAATATATCCAAGAATTCATCAAACACAAACTAAAAGAATATGCCTAAAGAAACCCTAGATGAAGTCCTAAAAGAAAAATTCATGTGCAAACAGAGTTTTGCTCTTGAAATTGAAAATATTGCCACACAAGAGAATGTCAATTATATTGACGCAATTATTTTGTTTTGTGAAAAGAATGAGATTGAGGTTGATTCTGTGACAAAATTAGTATCTAAACCACTGAAAGAAAAATTAAGATGGGATGCCACGCAATTGAATTTTCTAAAGAAAACAAGTCGAGCAAAACTACCCCTATGACTGCTTTTGATTGCTACAAAACATACTTAGCGATCAAACAGCATTTTACTCAACCTGCCTACGATTACTTCCGATATTATGGTGCTACTTCAGCATCTGTGACATCTTTTAATAGAAGGAAAGATAAGTATTTTTTTGAGAAGATGTCTCGTCAGAAAACTGATAGTGAGATTAAAGAATACTTTGTAGCAAACTTTGTTTATCCATCTAATCCACAATCAGTTTGGATTGGTGAAATTATCAAAGAAGGTGAAAATAATTATAATACATGGTTGAAAATCAATCAAAGTCTTGCTTACCATTATAAGGGAGATCTGGAGATATTATTTGATACTGAAGACTTTAAAAGTGTGATGGAGTGTAGGGGTCATCCGATATTGCTAAAAAAATACTTATCTGGTAGAATTAACTTGGAGACTCTGGTTATTATGAACAAGATTCTTAATTTTGTTCCTTATTTTGATAATAAACTAAAAGATCCTGTATGGGAAACCGTAAGTTTAAAAATTAAAAAGTATACTCCCTTCCTAAATATTAATGTGTTTTCGTGTCAAAAAATGCTAAAGGAGGCAACAAGTCAATGAGCGAGTTTTTCGATTCTAAAATCGTACAACAGTCCATGAAAGAAATTACTGATATTCAAGAAGAGATATTTAACTCTCTTTTTACTTATCGGACATTTACTAATGAGGACAAAGAAGAGCATATAGACAAGTTGCGTAGTCTTATTGAAAAACAAAGAATTATGTATACAAGACTAAGTCTTACAGACGATCCCGAAGCACTTGAACTTAAAGAAAAGATCCAACAATCAGCACTGATGCTTGGATTTCCTGAAGGCACAAACATGTCAGAAGTCTTCGACACAATGGATGAGACACTGTTACAAGTGATCAAAACCAATGGACTTGACAACTGACCAATTATACACTATAATAACTAAATCCGTACAAAAAAACACAGGCCAAATCTAATGTCTTTTTCAAATCTTAAAAAACAATCTAAACTCGGATCTCTTACTAGCAAACTGGTAAAAGAAATAGAAAAACAAAACAAATCTGCTCAGGGTGGTTCTGGCGATGATCGCTTATGGAAACCTGAAGTAGATAAAGCAGGTAACGGTTATGCTGTTATCAGATTCTTACCTGCACCTGATGGCGAAGATATGCCATTCGTAAAGTTATATACTCACGCATTTAAAGGTCCTGGTGGATGGTATATTGAAAACTCTAGGACTACAATTGGTGGTAAAGATCCTGTATCTGCATACAATTCCGAACTTTGGAATAGTGGCACTGATGCTAATAAAGAAATTGCCCGTAGTCAGAAACGTAAACTCTCTTACTACGCAAACATTTATGTTGTAAAAGATCCTACTAACCCTGAAAATGAGGGTGGTGTATTCTTATTCAAGTTTGGTAAGAAGATCTATGATAAGATCCTCGCTGCTATGCAACCTGAATTTGAAGATGAAGAAGCAATCGATCCTTTCGATTTCTGGAGAGGTGCTAACTTCAAACTAAAGATCAAGAAAGTTGCAGGTTACTG